TGACAATCTGATAGCTGTTTCCGAGAAATTCCTGAAGAGATTTAACCAGAACACAATAGCCGAAGCCCTTGCAAAACATGAAATAGTGTATACAGCAGAGACTAAAACTGGCGAGAGTGTGCCTGACGCACGCCCCATTGAGAGCGTGACCTTTTTGAAGCGTGGTTTCAGAAGAGATCCTGAATTTGGCAAATTGTTTGTGCTACCTACAATGTCTACAGAAACTCTGAATTCATACTTCTACTACTACCGGTTTGCAGATGACGTGCAATCCCAGATCCAGGAGAATCAACGTTCTGCGCTCCTATTCGCCGGCTTTCATGGACGAGCCTTTTATGAGGACTACTTGCAAAAGTGGCAGACTCTCATGAAGTCGGCGGGTATGGAGTCCCTGCAGATCTCTTTCGAAGAGCAAGTTGATGCTTTTAGATATTCAGCTGGGATGTTGGACCGGAAGGCTAAGACTAACCTTACGTGTGAGGGTTTCGAGAAGTTTATGCAAGCGACTAACAGTAAGTCCGTACGCTCTGTGTGTGGTGCCGTAGAAGCCCCATTCTACTATCTCGCGGCCTGTTTAGGGATTCTGAGTAGTGCTCGAAAGGATGATCCCGAAGACGACCGTTGGGCTGTTGCTATCCCCTCTGGGGAGGGCAAGTCCACTTTGGCGAAGAAATATCCGTGGCTATTTGTCGATCATGATGAGTTGCTGATACCTAAGTTCCAGAAAAATCCCGGTAACATGCCCTGGACTGCTAAGGTAGCCCGTGATATTGATTTTCCAAAGGAAGATCGTAGAGTGTTGCTCGTGCACCACCCTTCATACACTAAGCGTCGGCTAGTCGGAAGCTTCATAACTCCGTACCCCACCTTCGTGCGAATAAATTGCCTTCAACGTTTGAGGATGCATAATCCCATAAAGATGAATTGGGATGATAGAAACATTCTGTTGGTTCAGCTGTGTACAGCGTTGGAACCGAGGTTGAAAGCGGAAAAAATAACAATGTGAGAATGGTGTTATTTTTAAGGTTCAGTTTAAATTAGTTAATTTCTAATTAGGCCACAAAGGGTTTTTACAAGGACCAGCCTTAAGCACAGTCCTTTTCCCTTTTCTAAATTTAAATTAATATGTTAAATTGGGTAAAATAAAAT